CCTGGCAGTCCGGCCCGATGTGCCCAGCGATCGGCACCTTGCGCACGTCATCTACGACATCGATGCCGGCCTGGCGCATGATCTCGGTGACCGGCACCAGGAAGACGTCGGCTATCGCCTTGGCGTCGTCCATGGACATCGAGCGCTTGCCCTGGAACATGTTGGAAACAGCGGCGGGGTCGAGGCCAATCTTCTTGCCCAGCTGACGCTGCGATATTTTGAGTGCCTTCAGTTTGTCCTGGAACCAGCTCTGGTTCATAGTTTTCTCACGTTTTGCTTGATACGCAACAGCGCAAAGATGTTGCGCTTGGCACAACGTGGTGTCAAGAGCCGATAGAATTGCGACGTTTTCCATTACGTAGGTTTGTCCTCATGTCTCAGATCAAGCACACACTCAACCCGGCTCACGGGGTAGTTCGCATGCTGGGCGGTTGTCAGGAAATAGGCCGCTCCCTTGGTGTTCATGCGTCGACCGTCAGCCGCTGGTCCAAAGATGCAAAGACCGGCGGGACGGGTGGACGTATCCCACAGAAGCATTGGGCTGCGTTGGCCTCGATGGCGCAGGACAAGGGAGTGGCTTTGTCGATCGAGCAGCTTGCAGGATTACGCCTGAAGCGGTGAGCCTTTCGCAACAGCATGCGATAATCATGACGCCAGCGCCGATTCGTCTGTCTAGCTAACGGGCGATTCACTGACACCCCTGTCCCGGTTATCGGCGCTGGCACCTTTTGAAGGACGGGGAGAAAAAGAACAGGACAGGGGATGCAGTCAACAGCAGAATCTATAGCCCGCCATTTAGGCGGCGCATCAAAATCAGGCGACAACTGGTCGTGCCGGTGCCCGGCGCACGACGACAAAAGGGCCTCACTTTCCATCGCAGAAAAACAGGACGGCAAGCTGCTGGTCCACTGCCATGCAGGATGTGATCAGGCGCTGGTTGTCAGCGAGCTCAAGGCGCATGGTTTGTGGCCAAGCGCAAGGCCTGGGCCAGAGGCTCCGATACCGGCGCCTGTCCAGATCAACCTTGGACAACCCAAGGGACAGCCGGTCGCCACGTATGACTACACCGATGAGCATGGCGAGGTGCTCTACCAAGCGCTGCGCTACGAGCCGAAGACATTTCGGCAGCGTGCGATGGTCAATGGCCAGTGGGTCTGGTCCATCAAGGGCGTGCGCCGAGTGCTGTATCGGTTGCCCGAGGTTCTTGTCGCGGTCGCAGAGGGACGCACAGTCTTCATCTGTGAGGGCGAGAAGGACGTCGAGGCAGCCAGGGCCCTGGGCCTGGTGGCTACCTGCAATGCCATGGGCGCCGACAACGGCAGCGGCAACAAGTGGCTCGCTGAGTTCTCGCAGTACCTGGACGGCGCCAACGTGGTCGTCATTCCCGACCAGGACGAACCAGGGATCAGGCATGCAGAGTGGGTAATCCACACTCTGAAAGGGGTGGCGAAGTCCGTCAAGGTTGTCAATGTTTTGTCAGGCAAGGACCTGGCCGACTGGGTCCAGGCCGGCGCGACCGTCGCGGACATCGAGGCGCAGGCCGTTGATGCGTTTGAGGTAGTGGCCGACGCGCCAGCCAGCAATGACATTTCGACTGGCTTCAAGTTTTTCGATGTGGCCGACCTGGTTTCCAACATCCAGCCGATCGACTGGTTGGTCAAGCGGTTCTTCGAGACGGATTCCCTGGCGGTGGTGTACGGCCCACCAGGTGGCGGCAAGTCTTTCTTCGCGGTCGACATCACGTGCTCGATCGCCACCGGGGCGCCCTGGTTTTCCAACAAGGTTAAGCAGGGTCCGGTGTTCTACATCGCCGGCGAGGGTCTGAACGGATTGTCCCGGCGCTTCAGAGCCTGGGAAATGGGCCGCGAGATGAAGCTGCCGCGCGGCTCGGTGTTCAAGTCCGGCGGCGCCATGCAGATACTCGACGAAGAGAACGTCCGCCAGGTATCGGACATGATTGCAGACCAGGTGGCCATCAACGGCGAGGTGCCTGGTGCGATCGTGATCGACACCCTGGCCCGTAACTTCGGCGCCGGGGATGAGAACAGCACCGAGGACATGTCCAAGTTCATCCAGCACGTGGACAAGTGGCTGCGCCACCGATTCAAGTGCTGCGTGATCATCGTCCACCACAGCGGCCACAACATGGAGCGGGCCCGCGGCAGCTCTGCTCTGAAGGCTGCCGTCGATTCCGAGTGCGAAGTCACCAAGGACGACAGCGGCACGGTGCGCGTGAAGTTCACCAAGATGAAGGAAGCCGAGCTCCCGGAAGAGATGATGCTGCGGCTGCGCAGTATCGACCTGGGCGTCACCGATGAGGACGGCGAGCCCGTCACCAGCGCTGTGCTCGACGTGGCCGGCGACTTGATTCAGAACAAGATCGCCGAGCGCAGCGACAAGTCCGGCATCACGGCGCTCGAAGTCATGACCTTGCTCGACCAGGAGTGGCGGACCATCCGCCGCCTGGCGGACGACCTCGAGTGCTCGAAGTCAACGGCAGGCAACATCATGTCATCGCTCAAGCGCTTCGGCTTCATCAACGACCAGGGCATCACCGAGGAAGGCGCAGGCGCACTTTCCAGGACCGGGCACGTCGTCATGGGCAACGGCAAACCAGTCTGGAAACGTAGCAAATGATGCAACAAATCTTGTCCACGAATGGCGTGGACAGTAGCAGTTTGACAATGTCCATGGTGTCCATGGACAACAGTGGACACTACCAGCAAAACCCGCATGAACGCTACGTTTTTTGTCCACGAAAGCCATGGACAAAAAGTTTTGCCAGGTGTCCACGTGTCCACCACCCTTTATAAGGGTGGACACTCAGTGGACACGACGTGGACGGGACCAGAAAAGGGGGAGAGATGATCGAGTTGTTGTTGCCATATCCGCCATCAGGCAATCACATGTGGAAGCATGCAGGCGGCAAGCATTACCTGACCGAAGAGGCCAGGCGGTACTACAGCCTGGTGCGGTCCATCGTCATGACCCAGGCCAAGGTCGTCAACCTGGACATCGAGCTCGAGGTCACCTGTGTGTTGCATCCGCCAGACAAGCGGCGCCGGGACCTGGACAACGCATGGAAGGTGATCGCTGATGCCATCACCAAGGCCGGCGTGTGGCAGGACGACAAGCTCATCCGCCGTTTGACCCTTGAGTGGGCAGAGGTCAGAGGCGGCGGTATGGCCATGGTTAGCGTCGCACAGCATGGTGCGAAATGCGTAACATGATGACCGCAAAGCAATTTGCGGAGGTGCCCATGCGAAAGGTGATTGCTGTGAATGACAAGGGATATGCGATCGGTGAAGACCACCGCAACGCAAAGCTCACCAATGAGCAGATCGATCGCATCCGGGACCTTCACGAAGATCACGGGCTGAAGTACAGCCAGCTGGCCGAGATGTATGGCGTGAGCAAGTCAATGATCGCCGGCATCTGCCAGTACCGGCGCAGAGCTCAGACACCGTTTGGATGGAAGACTCTTGATGTCGAGGGAAATGATGTCTAACAGCAAACTAGTGACATTTACTGATGTTGCGATTGATGCAGCGAAGCCGGTGTCGACCAGGCCAAAGCCACCGAATGCCGGCAAGGGGCGACCGAAAGGCGTGCCCAACAAAGCGAACGCAGCGCTCAAGGACATGATCCTGGGCGCATTGGATGGTGCCGGTGGGCAGGCCTACCTGCAGCGCCAGGCCGAAGACAATCCCACAGCGTTCCTGTCCCTGATCGGCAAGGTGTTGCCGACCGAGCTGAAGAACGCAGACCCTGGTGGATTCGTTCTGCACGTGACCACAGGCGTGCCGCGTGAGTGATCATGAGATAGGCCTGGGATATTTCCCGCGCGACTGGCAGCGGCAATGTCACCGGCAGCGCAAGCGCTTCACGGTCCTGGCCTTGCACCGACGGGCTGGCAAGACCGAGCTCGCTATCATGGAGCTGCTCGACCATGCGTTGCTGTTCAAGCAAGACCTGGGTCTGTTCTTCTATGTGGCGCCATACCTCAAGCAGGCCAAGGCAATCG